TAACTGGCGAGATGGACTTTACAGAAAGGGAAACGACTATGAACCAGATAGGTAAAAGTCATAATGTTCTTTTTGGAACACAGAGTATCTTCTCAGAAGGTATCTCACTTAATCAATTGAGTTGTTTAGTTCTAGCAACTCCTATTAATAACGAGCCACTACTAACACAATTAATTGGTAGAGTAATACGAGAACGGGAAGGCAAGCGTCAACCTGTTATAGTAGATATTCATTTAAAAGGAAAGACTGCTTCAAGACAAGCAAATAATAGGTTAGGTTACTATGTGAAAGAGGGGTATAAGGTTGATGTCTTATAGATTCCGAACTACAAACCGCCGAAAAATAGTTCTTGACAGCAGGTTAAAAATTTGTTATAATATATGATATTGTTTGATTGGGAAAAGATACTTCGAGTGAGCAAAGGGAATGTCGGTGATGTAATATCGATACTTAGAATAATCACTCACAAGTTACCCCCTAAAAATTACAAAGATAAATCTTTTAAATTTTATCGATACAATTACGGTGGTAAGTCATTTCTGCTAAATCCAGAAGATTTACTAACAAAAGGCAGGGCATTTAGCGATAAAGAAGTTGCGGAATATGTAGGAGTCGCTTCATTTCGTAACTATCCAATGTACTTGCAAACAAAAGACTCCACACTAGACCTCTTGTATTTGCCGATATCGGAGGACACTATAACCAAAAACAGACTACTTAGAATAGAAGATGGAAAGGTTCATTTTTTATACGAGTAGACATTAACAGGAGAAAAAGAAATGGCAATTGGATTTAACCAAACTAAAGGTTCTGCTCAAAAGAGCAAAATCGAAACTTATAACTATGCAGGTAAAGAAGACCACCAAATCAGATTGGTAGGAGATTTACTTCCTAGATATATTTACTGGATAAAAGGCGAAAATAACAAGAACATTCCTATGGAGTGTTTGTCTTTTGACAGAACAACTGAAACTTTCAATAATAAAGAGCATGACCATGTTCGAGATTTCTACCCTGATTTAAAATGCGGTTGGGCATATGCTGTCCAGTGTATAGATTTGTCTGACAATTCTGTAAAAGTTTTAAATCTAAAAAGAAAACTCTTTGACCAAATATTGGTTGCAATGGAAGATTTAGGAGACCCTACAGACCCAGTAGATGGCTGGAATGTAGTATTTAAAAGACTTAAGACTGGGCCACAGGTATTCAATGTTGAGTATCAACTATCAGTTCTTAAGTGTAAAAAAGAACCGCTTTCAGAAGAACAGCAAGAACTAATTGCTGACTTAAAGTCTATGGACGATGTACTTCCTAGACCTACAGCGGACGCTCAACTAGAATTGTTGAGAAGAGTAACATCTGACGGTGGCGACGCCCCTGAAGAAGTATCAGAGGAGTTTGACGTATCATGATTGGAGTAGGTGAATATTTCCCATACTTTGAGTTGCAGGGTGTAGACTCTGAAAACCATATGGGAACTGTAAGTAGAGATGATTTTGATGGTTGGAAAGTGTTTTACTTTTACCCAAAAGATTTTACTTTTATTTGCCCAACAGAGATTGCAGGTATGGATATGCTTATATCAGAAGCATCAGTCTGTGGTTTTAGTGGCGACAACGAGTTTTGTAAACTTGCTTGGAAGAGAGATAACGAACTAATAAGCGGTATCAATCATACACTAGCAGCAGACTGCGGACTACCTTTATCATCTGAACTAGGAATAGTTGCAGAAGATGGAGTATGTTATAGAGCAACTTATATTGTTGACCCAGAAGGGATTATCCAGCATGTATCCGTAAACGCTCTCGATACAGGAAGAAACGCAAGTGAAGTTCTTAGAACTTTACAAAGTCTAAAAGCAGGTGGACTCACAGGTTGTGAATGGAATCCAGGAGATGATTTCGTAGCATGATTTTATTTACTGCCGATTGGCATATAAAATTAGGTCAAAAGAATGTGCCCATTGCTTGGGCATGTTCTCGTTACGAACATTTCTTTGAACAGATTCATAATCTGGAGAAAGAAGTTGACTTGCATATCATAGGTGGGGACTTGTTCGACCGAGTCCCTTCTATGGACGAGTTAACACTCTACTTTGACTTTGTAAAAGGTGTTAGTGTAGAAACTATTATATTTGATGGTAATCACGAGGCAACTCGTAAAAACAAAACATTTTTTACAAATTTAAAAAGAGTTACAGAAGAACTCAATCCTTTAGTACAAGTTGTAGATACTACATGGTACTTAGGAACAGAAGGTAAGGCTGCAATACTTCCGTATGCGGACTTACATAAAAAGAAAAGTATAGAAAAGATAGAAGATACCGTAGAGTATCTATTTACTCATGTTCGTGGAGAGATACCACCTCATGTAGTACCTGAAGTAGATTTAACTAGATTTGACAGATTTAAGACTGTTTTTGCTGGAGACTTACATGCTCACGAGAATACTCAAAGAAATATTGTGTATCCAGGCAGTCCAATGACAACATCATTTCATAGAAATGAAGTCAAGACAGGTTATCTACTTATTGATGAAAATTATGACTGGACATGGCATGAATTTAACTTGCCACAGTTAATTAGACAAACCGTATCAGACCCAGACGAAATGGTGCAAACAGATTGGCACCATACTATTTATGAGTTAGAGGGTGATGTGCAAGACTTAGCAAAAGTGAAAAATTCAGATTTGCTAGATAAGAAAGTAGTAAAGAGAGAAGTAGAGGCTAGACTTAACTTAACAAGTGAAATGACTATTGGGGACGAGTTAGTTTTATATCTAAAAGAAATACTAGGTCTTGATGATGATAAAATAAAAAACATAATAGGAGTATTTAATGATTATTCTACAGAAGTTAAAATGGGATAACTGTTTTTCTTATGGAGAAGGCAACGAGATAGACTTAGATAAGTCTACTCTCACTCAGTTAGTTGGAACTAACGGTGTAGGTAAAAGTTCAATCCCTCTCATATTAGAGGAAGTTTTATTTAATAAGAATAGTAAAAATGTTAAAAAGGCTGACATCGCGAACCGATACGTCGGTAGCGGTTATAATATCAGTTTATCTTTTACAGTGGACTCTGATGAATACTGTATCTCAGTTATAAGAAGAGCCACACTAAAGTGTAAACTTACAAAAAATGGCGAAGATATTAGTTCGCATACCGCCTCTAACACTTATAAAACACTCCTAGAGATTTTAGGCATAGATTTTAAGACCTTCACACAATTAGTATATCAGAATACAAATGCTAGTTTACAGTTCTTAACAGCGACAGATACCAACAGGAAAAAGTTCTTGATTGATTTGTTAAAGTTAGAAGAATATGTAGATTACTTTGAAGTATTCAAGGAAGCAACAAGGGTAAACTCTCACGAAGTAACCAGTGTTAACGCATCACTTGGTACTATTGAAAAATGGTTAACAGACAACAAACTTGAGGATACTAGTCTACTATCAAAAATGGATTTACCAAAAATGTCGGAAAAAGACGGAGAATCTTTACAGAAGTTATTAGTAGAGTTTGAAAATATCTCGGAAAAGAATCGAAAAATTAACGACAATAATTTTCTGAGAAATCAAATGCAATCCATAGATTTTCAAAAATATCAGAATGATTTGAAAGTTTATCCCGAACTACAAGATGTTTCACAGAAACTTAGTTCAAAAGGAGCATGGTCTGGAGAGGGTGGAGCAGAACAAAAGATGATAGAGAAGTATGAAAAATTACTATCTACACAAAATCATATATGTCCTACTTGTGAACAAGAAATAGATGTACAGTTCATAAATGAACAACTTGAACAGCATAGAGACAGTATGAATTATATTTATAAAGAAGTAGCAAAACTAGAGGCGCAGATAGAGGAGATACAAAGCCACAATGAAATACATAGGACAGCAACCAAAAAAGTCAAAGAATACGAAAGGCTTGCAGCCTCCATTGACATTAACCTCCCAACACAAGTTATTAACAGAGAAGAACTTAATGTTAAGATTCAAGAACTTCGTCAAAGGATTGCCACTGATAGGGAGGCTTTGGAGGAAGTCATAGAAGAAAATGAGAGAAGAGAAAGACATAATACGAGAATTAGTATTGTACAGGAGCAAACTGAACAATTCGAGAAAGAGGCTAATGACCTCACAAGTAGACTTGACAGTTGTGAGGATAAACTATCGGTTCTTGAGATACTTAAAAAAGCATTTTCTACCAATGGACTCCTCGCATACAAAATTGAATCGCTAGTAAAAGAACTAGAACTACTAACAAATGAGTATTTGGCAGAGTTTAGTGACGGTAGATTCAGTATCAATTTTGTTGTAGAGAACGACAAGTTAAATGTCGAAGTATCTGATAACGGAAACATTATTGATATTCTTGCTTTATCAAGTGGAGAACTTGCTAGAGTAAATATCGCAACACTAGTTGCAATACGAAAACTCATGACTTCTATTTCACGAAGTCAAATAAATGTACTATTTTTAGACGAGGTTAATCAAGCCTTAGATGAAGTAGGTAAAGAAAAAGTCGTGGAAGTATTGATGAAAGAAGAAAACCTAAATACATATATGGTATCTCACGGTTGGACACACCCATTGCTACACAAAATCGAAATAACAAAAGAAGAGAACATATCGTCACTTAGCGAATGAAAATACTAATATTTGGTCTGCCAGGTTCTGGCAAGACCACTCTCGCTTCAGAACTTGCATATAAGTTCAAAGTCCCGCATTATTGTGCAGACACAATTAGAGAGTTTAACAAAGACTGGGACTTTTCCGAAGAAGGTCGATTACGACAATTTCATAGAATGAATTTAGAAAACTGGGGTATCCTAGACTTTGTCTGCCCTAAAAAAGAATATAGACATAGACTACAAGCAGACTATACTATATTTATGGACACGATTAAAGAAGGACGGTATGAAGATACTAATAAACTATTTGAGTATCCAGACCCCAGCGAGTACGATATAAGGATAGAAAAATGGATTGGACAAAACCAACTGCAATGCTCTTGGGAAGGTATCAGCCCTGGCACAAAGGCCATAGAAAGTTACTTAAAAGAGCACTTTCCAAGACTGGTCAAGTAGTAATATTACTGAGAGCATCAGACGGCTCGTCAAGTAATCCTTACAGTTTTGAGCAACGAAAGGAGAAAATACTTCTTGACATCATTGGAGAAAAATGGTATAATAGTAATAC